AAAAAAATATAGAAATTCAGTATTTAAATATTCAAGAAAGAGAAGCTAATTTAAGAAATTTTATTAATAAACTTAATGAGTTTACTGATTCTTACAAAAGAATAGAGTACATTACAGAGAATATGTCTGAAACAATGTTCAAAGATAATACAAACTATTTCGAAAACAGATTTGAATATCCAGAATACATAAATGTTTTTAATAAATTTCCAGTTGATACAACAGTTAAACCAGATTATGGACTTAGTTTTAAACCTGATTACTATGGTGGTTCAATAGAAAATCCATTGAAAAATAATTTTTTTGCTAATTTATTTAACGATAATTTATTTAATGAAGTAAATTCTTATATTAAAAAAAGATTAGAAATTTATAATCAATATATAGAAAGTTTAAATTTCAGTAAGTTAGATTGTAGAATTATTAGAACTGTTTTATATTGGATTACTTATTTTGGAAAAGCTTCACAACAAGCAACTCTTCATATGGATAATATTAAAAATGCTGATGTTACTTGGGCTGTTGGAACAGAAAAAGAAACAAAAGCTAGTTTCTATGGAAATAGTAAATTAGCTAAAGCATTTAGTAGTTACTATGCGTATATGAACGCTACTCATAATCCATATAAAAGAATAATAAATAATAAAGAACATGAACAGATGGATGCTAATGCTATAGCAATACATAAATTATTTGGAACATTAGGATTAGACGCTTTAGATATAGAAGGAATAGTTAAGAACACAAAAATAGTTAGAGACATAATAGAAGTAATACAAATATTAGACCAAAAGTTAGTAGTCAATGTTAATATAGGAGATTATATTAACGGTTTTGTTTCTAGTATGTTAAATAGTGTAGCTCAATTACTTGAATTTACTATCAGTATGTCATTTCAACAATTATTCTTTTTAAAAATAATTCCATTTAACGGAAAGAAAATAAGTCTTAGTGACTTATATAATTATGTTAATTTTTTAAAAATTCTTGTTGAAAATATAGATAATGCTCAAAAGCTTAGTGAAATAAACGAAGAATCTATGATGGAATCTGCTTTAAATTCTCTTGGATTAAACGTTGTTCAATTTAGAGAAATAGGTTGGGGAGCTTATGATAGTAAATTAAACTCAAGTTCTGGAATTGTATTCTTTATTAATACTATGAAAAAAAGCTATAAAAATTCAAAAACATATTGGACTTGTTTAGAAGATTTGCCAGTTTTATATAGTTTAATAGAATTTGCTCTTGAAAAGAAAGCGTATAATGGAGACTACTATGCTAAGAAAAATATAATTTTATCTAGTGAAAATGAAATATATGATTTAGTTAGTTATTTAACAAAAGAAGAAATAGCATTTGTTTTATATAAATTAAATGTAGATATTCATTCAGAAAGTACTGGTTATTATGTAAATGATGATTTTATAAAGAAAACAAATAGAAACTTAAATACAAGTTTGCTTAGAGGTATGTTTGATGGAGTTAAATTATATGAAGAATATAAGAACTTTAGTTTTGAACAACTTAAAAAAACAGTTAATGAAAAACCATTTTTAGAAAAATACAGTGTATATATTTCAAAGATGTTAGAAGAATATTTTAAAGTTGTTAAATTTAACAGAGAAGCTATAACTAAAACTACTTTTGTCGATAAAGACTTAGGAGAGTTTGATGATTTTATAATGAGATTTTTACCTAGTATTTTAGAGTTTGCTAAATTCTTAAACCTAGAAGAAGAAACAAAAGAAGCTCTTGTTGAATTATTAGATAAAATATTAAATATAATTACTAGTTTATTATTTGAAAAAGTTTTACTTGAATTAAAAAGACAAATAGATATGCTTCTTAGACAAGTAACTACTTCATTTGAAAAATCAGTAGATAAACTAACAGAAAAAATAGGATTAAAAAATACAGCTGTTGAATTTGATTTAGGTCTAGGTTTAACTCCTTTAATAGGTTCAATGAAAGAAACTCTTGAATTAATAGATGAGTTTATAAATAAACTTCCAAGGGCAATCTTACCTTGTTTTATAAATGGAGGTTATGGAGAAAATGAAGCTTTACTCATACCTAAAAAAAGATATAGAGATAATCCAGACGAATCACCAGTCCATGGAAGTCCAGTTGAACCAGATTTACCAGATAAAAACGAAAAACCTGATTATAAAAAACCTAGTGAATGGAAAGTATATTATATTAATAAATCAGGTACACCAGTATTGTATCAACCACATAAAGCTGGTAAGTATGAATATTCTAGAATAGTAACAAGCGGAAGTCCAAGACAAGTAGAATCAATAGATAGAATAATAGAAGAAAAAGAAGACATACCAAAGAAAATAGTATATAGAGATAATAAAGTAGAACTAGTCTACAATTCTGGAAAAAGAGAAAAGATACTAGAAAAAAAATCTCTTATCCAAAAGAAAGGTTATATAATAAAGAAAAAAACTATAGGTGATATAGAACAAATATTAAGTGAAGATAATATAAAAAGATTAAAAGAAATACAAAGCTTTTTAGATAGAATAAATAACATAGACTATTATGAAAAAATAAGAGAAAGAAATCAATTAAAAAATAAACTAAATTTAGAATATAGCAAAGCTATGCCAGACATGAATGAAATAAAAGAAATCGAAGATAGTATCGGCAAATTGACAGATTATATTAATAATGCTAAAAATTATTCTATATTAAACAATAAAAACAAAGATGACGAAATACAATTATTTAATATCAACAATAAGAAAAAAATAGAATTTGATGAAGAAAGATATAAAGATTTAGATGAATTTTTCACACAAAAAATTCAAGTCCTAAAAGAAACTGATGAGTTTTTGCAAGACGAAGAAAATACTTATTTATCTACTTATCAAATAACTGAATTATTAAAATAAGGTGGTGAGAAAAATAAGTTTTATTAGTAAACTCTTCGCAACAGATAAACAAGAAGAAAATAAAAAAGAAACAATAGTTGAACGTGTTGATAATGAAAAAAGAGATTATTCATCTATATATAAATCTACTTATATAGATAAAGATTTCTTATCGTTCAATATTGGTGATAAAAGAGAAAAAGCCATGTGTTATAACATGGACAATGTTCTTAAAAAAATAAAAGATGAAATTTTTAAATTACCATTACTTGCAAGAGCTATTTTAAATATAACAGCAAAAGCTTCTGATAAACCAATAAAATTTATTGGAAGTAATCCAGAAGAAGTTAAAAAAGTTGCAACAGAATTTAATCTTATTTTAAAAAGAAGTAACTATAATCCTAACTTATTCTTAAAAGAAGCTTTTCAAAATTTAGTAAAATATTCTAATGTTTTCATAATGCCTATTAGAAAAAATTCTGCAATAGATAGACTTAAAATAATTCAAAACAAAGGTTGGACTGTAGATAAAAAATTCGGTAATAGTTTTTGTGAAACTTTTATTTTAAGTGAAGATGGTTACGATGGTTTTGGAGTTATATACAAAGATAGAAAATTCAAAAACGGAGTTGAGATATTTCATTATACTTATAATAAAGAATCAGATGAAATATTCGCAATGCCTATATGGTGTTCTGTAATTCCAGTTATTCAAAAATATAATTTATTAATGGATAATGCTTTAGAATCATATGCCGACCAAAGAATAACTCGTATAATATATGAATTAGGTATTACTAAAAGTGGACAAGTAAGACAAATAAAAACAGATAGTTATAATTCTGCTAAAGCATTATTAGAACAAACAGATGATGATTTAATATTTGATATACCAGTTAATATAAACAAAGTAGAAAAAGAATTTAAGAGTCCTGATAAATTACTTGAGGCATTAGAAATTCAAATGTATGCTGGACTTTATACTTCAAAAGGACAACTTGGTTCTACTAGTTCTGGAAGACAAGATGCTGAAACTCAAGATGAAAATACTCTTTTAATAACAAATAGTTTCTTGAAAGAACTTGAATTTCAAATAAATAAAACTATCATACACAATATATGCTTAGATTTATTTAAAGTAGATAAAGATATAGAAATTAAATTTACTGATGATTTTAATGTTAAAGAAAGAAAAGAAAAACACGCCGTGTTCTTATTTCAAGGTGGTGTTATTACTATTGATGAAGCAAGAGAATTATGTTCTATGGATGAAAAGTTTGATATAGAAAAAACTTTCCAAAAATTATACGAACAAGAAGAAATGAATGGTAATGTAGAAAATGTTAATAATCCTAAAAATCAACATACAGGTGGTATTGGAACCACAAAGAAAACTAAAAAAGATTGAGGTGAAAAAGCTTGATTAAACACTTATATAAGATAAATGATTTTACTGATATAAATAAAATGAAAGAAAATAAAACTTTCAATGATTCAAAAGTAAAAGTTCAAATATCCGATAAGAAAAAAAGAAAACCTATTTTAAACAAGGAATATAATAATCTTGTTTATATGTTGGCTACTACTTCTGATAAAGAAATAAATTCTAGAACATATGCTGACAAATCAACAAAAGAATTAGTTGTTTCTGGAGGTTGGACATCTCCTTATAACAAACCAGTTCTAAAAAATCATGACCAAATAGAAGGTGAACCACAAGGAAGAATACTAGATGCTTGGTATGTAAAACATGATGGCTTATCAATAGAAACTGCTCATGATTCTGTTTTACCAGAAGATGTTTTAAAATTCTTTCAAGACAATGGTTGTTTTGAAGAAGGTACGGGTTCTACTATTTTAAAAGCATTTGTTGATGATGAAACAATGAAAAAAATAGAAGACGGTTTTTACTTAACTGTATCACAAGGTATTTTTGTAGAAGATATGAGATGTAATATTTGTGGAAGTTCAATTTGGGACTGTTCTCATTCTGTAGGTAGAGAATATGAAATGGAAGACAAAACAAAAAAAGTTTGTATTCCCGTAGCTTCTGGTCAATATGAAGCTGGAGAAATTTCTATAGTAAATGTACCAGCTAATGATACTAGTATAATTTATATACCAGATAAAAAAGATAATAAAACGAATGATGCTAAAATTGACAAAACACAAATTACGGATTCTAATACTATCGTACCGAAAATTGACAACAATGAAAATGTGTTAGACAATACTCAAAACGATAATAAAAATAAAGGTGATGAAATGATTAAAGATTTAACAATCACTTTACTTTTAAAGGACATGAAAAATACTTGGAAATTCGAAGACTCTGCTGAAGCGGAAATAAAAGATTTCATCAGTTCTTTAGAAGATGAAAAGATTGAAAAGCTTACAAAAGTATTAGATAGTTTAAAAACTTCTACTAATAACTTAGTAAAAGAAGTTTCTGATAGTTTACAAATAGCTGCAACTCAAGTTGAAACTATTAAGGATTCTGAACAAAAACCAGAAGAACCTAAAGTTGAACCAGAAACTGAACCTGAAGCTACTAATGTAGAAGACAATAAAGAAAATGCTGAACAAGCAAACGACGGAAAAGAAGAACCAAAAGAAGGTTCTGCGGAAATGGTTGAAAAAAATATTAAAGATGATTTAGAAGCTTTAAAGGAAATGCTAAAAGCAAAAGATGCTCAAGCTAAAGTTGAAAACAAAGATTCTTTATCTGAATTATTTATTAAAAATTTTAATTAAAAACGGAGGTAACCAATAGTGTTATTTACAAATAGAGGACTTAGCGAACCAATGGGTTATAAAGGAACTGCAAAATCAGTTGTATCAAGTGGTTTTGGAACACCATTAGCTGACCCAGATTTAAAAACTGTATTAGAATTAAAAGGAATTATGCCAGAAGGAATGGATTTAGTTTCTTCTCCTTCAATAGCTGTAGCAATAAATGACAAAGGATATTTAGTACCAGCTGATGGAACATTAGCTCCATATGGTGTTATAGGACATTGTTTAAGAAGTACAGCTCATTTAAAAGCACTTTTAACTGGAAATGGAACTGAACAAGCAATTAATAGTGTAAACTCAATGGATGATTTACAAGGAATTACTCCTACTGTATTCCAATTCGAAGCTTTATTTGAAAGAGGATATGCTTATAAAAAAGATGGAGCTTCAAAGAAATTATTTGAATTTAAACCAGGATGCTCAGTTAGACCTATAACTACTGCTGAAATAGCTACTTGTTTAGGTGATGGAACATTACCTTATTTATTCGGAGAAACTGCTGCTAACGCAGATAAAACTAAAGCTTGGTATGCTGGAATGCCTGTAGTTTTTGATGATGCTACTGATAAAATAACTCAAAGAGTTGGAAGAGCAACTTCAATAATTCCTGGAGAACAATATAATAACTTATATTACACAAATCAATCTTGTTTTGATTTTAACTTACAAGGTAAAGATACTGCTGGAACATCTAGAAACGTATGGTTATCTATAGGTGAAAAATTTAACGACGCAAATTATATTAAAACAATAGTAGAATTCTACGTTGCAATGTAATAAATTGGAGGATAAATGAATAGAATTTTCGATTATAATGATTTACAAATAAAAGACGCTGTAAAAGGATTTATGGAACTAAACAAAGAAAGAAAAGTTCTTAATACAGACGCTTTTAAAGAAGACCCAGAAAAAGGTGTAGAGTTTATTAAACAAATTGAAGACTTAGCTGATGCAATATACCATGATGGTTTTGATGCTAACACTCAAACAAAAATGACTCTAGCTGACCTTTCTGAAAAAATAGAAACATTAGCAAAAGATTTTAACGAAACTACTGGAAGAAATATAGTAAAAGACTTCTCGGCTAGTTCATTAGGATTCTTCGCTCAACAAGTAATAAATAGATTAGTTACAAGAATAGAAACTCAAGAATTAGAAGCTTGGCAATTTATCTCTAGAGATTTAGTTCTAGAAGATGCTACAGTATTCTATACAATAGTAATAGGAGAAAATGGTTCACCAGCAACAACTAGAGTAGCTGAAGGTGGAGAATTCAAGACTTTAAACCTAGAATCTACAGAAGACTATATCAAAACTTCTAAAGGAAAAATCGGGGTTTTCGTTACTCTTACTGAAGAAGCAATCAGAAGAAATGGTGCTGCTTTATTAACTGCTCTTTGTAGTGCTGCAATAAACGATATTAAAAGATATAAATCTTTAGAAGCTGTTAGATTAATAGAAGCTAACGGAAGAACTGTATTAGATGGATTAGACCCAACTAAAATGCCTTCTGGAGTTTCATTTGCTAACCCAGCTACAAAAAATGGTACTTTATTATTAGGAGACTTAGAAAGTTTCTTCTTTGAAACTCAACATTCTGGATATGACGTAGATACTATATTTATACATCCATTAGCTTGGAAAGTATTCTTCGCTGAACCTAATATTAAAAAATATTTAAAAGAAACTGCAAATATTTGGTTTATGATTCCTAAGAAAATGCCTACAATTGCTCAAAACCAATTAACAAAATGGTCAAAAGTTCATGGACCAATCTTAGAAAAAGAAGAACATTTAGCTGTTCCTCAATTAATAACAAATAAAACTCTTAACGTAATAGTTACTCCTTTAGTAAGTTTCTTCAAAAAAGGTACTGCTATTACAACTCCTGGAACAAGATTTACTATTAAACCTACAGTTCAACACGCTTCTGCACCTAATGATGTTACAGACATTATATTATGTGACAGTTCAAGATGTTTAACTCACGTTCATGATGGTAGAGGAATTATATCTGATAAAATAGAAGATAAATTTGTAGACGTTACAAAGATTAAATTCAAAAACTACTACAACTTCGTATTAGATAAAGACCATGGAGTATTCGCTTTCAGAAATATCAACGTTACTGATGACGTATTTGACCCTAAATCTGAAAATAGAGTTATATCTATAGAACATGGTAAAAAATTATTTTAATTAACTTAATAATATAGGGCGGGTATATATTTGCCCGCCTTTTATTAAAATAGATTGGAGGAACAATGAAAGTTATAAGACTTAAAAATGTTCATTATGTTTCTAAAGAAGGAATAACTCTTACATTAGAAAAACCTTCTATTGAAGCTACTGAAGAAAATGTAAAAAAATTAGAATATTTCATAAAAGAAAAATACTTAGAAATAGTTGATTTAGATAAAGAAATTCTTGATACTGCTTCTCAAGAAAAAGTTTCTAAAGCAGAAATTCCCACAGTTGAAACTAAATCTGAAGAACCTGTTGTGGAAGAAAATAAAGAACCTGAAGTAGAAGAAGAAGTTATTGAAGAAGCTACTGAAGAAAAACCTGAAAAAAAATCTAAAAGAACTAAAAAATAAGAGGTAATGAGTTATGTCTAAAGTTATTTGGAAAAGGGATAAAGTTATATATAAATTAGACGAAAATGAAAATCCTTTCGTAAATAACTTTTTTACCTTTTATAAAAACAATGAAGAACTAAAAGAAAGATTTATAATAAGAGTTATAGATGAAACTCAAATAGAAATATATGGAAATTTCTTTGATGGTATTAAATTAAAAGCAAATTCTATTAACTATCTTTTTAATCAAGACGACGAAAAAAATGCGCCGGCGGAGAAAAAAGAAGATGAACCCAAAGAAATAGAACTTGATGTTGATGATTATACTATTGATAATCAATTCACTATTTCTAGTTCAGAAGAACAAATAATGGTACAGAATTTAGCAAACACTCTTAGAGTTAAGTTTGACCCAGATGGTTTAAGATTTATAGATGAAAGTTCTATACCTATAAAAGTAGAACAATACACTAATGAAATCTATCCTGATTTTCCATATAAGAAATATAAATTAAATGTAAAAGATAAAACTTATATAAATAGAGAAACAAACGTAATATATGTTATTTCTATATTAGATAAAAAGATAATAATAAAAGAAGAACCTAGATATTATTGGAGTAATGTAAAAGACTTAAGAGAATTTTTAAAAGACACTGATTTAAAGTTTAACGAAAAGACAGATGAAAGATTTAAAAGAATGATACAAGAAAAATCAGTATATTTAAAAAGAAGATTTGGTTTAGATAAAACTCAAATAGAAGATATAGAATATTTCCCTTTATATAAAAGACTAGTTAATTTATATTGTATGTCTGAATTTTTAGCTTTAAAATTTATCAATGGAGTAAACGCAGATGTTGGTTTAGGAGCTTCTCCTAGTACAAGCAATCTTAAATTAGGTAACTTTTCAACAGGAGTTGGCGGAGGAGCTAACGGAACTGTTTCAAGTAGTGATTTAATTAAGAACCTAATTTATGAAGCCGAAAAGGAATTATATGAAGCTTTGTATAAAGAACCAGGTATTGCTCATAAATTAAAAAGATGTGAGGTGGGTTGTGCAAAATCAGTATTCTTTAAAGTTCAAAGAAGCTTCGAGGACTGGAAGTAAATGTCTTTGGTTAAAAGCTATAGAAAATTGTGATTGTTACGATGAAGATAGACTTGTTGATTCTGAGCCAGACCCTAAATGTCCTAAATGTTATGGGTTTGGTAAAATTAGACAAGCTATATTGACAGATAAAATAAGAAATGAACTTAACAATAGTTATGTTACTCAGTTTGAAAAAACAAAATTTGCTACATCAATAAATGAAGATAGAAAATTTTATGTTGATGAACTTTATCAAGATATGAACACTGAAGATTTAATTTGTCTTTTAAAAGAAGATGAAAAAACTATAGTTTCTGTCTATAAAATAGTTAACAGAGAAGAATTCAGAGACCATGATTTTATTTTTTATGAAATCATAGGAAGAAAAGTAAACTTCATTAAAGGATTTAAAATAGAAGATTTTGATAAACTTATAGAAATACAAGAAGGTTAATATGAAGATAAGTCAAAAAAGAATAGAAGCTTTACAAGAATTGGTTGATAAATATAAAGATAGATTTATCTTCGATAGACCAAATATATTATTAGATGCAATGGATGAACTACAGAAACTAGTTGAGTTTGCATTTATAATAAATAAAGAAATTTCTCCTGTAATTATTTTAGGAGAAGATAAACATGAAAAAGATACAACTAAATCTTTACCTGTTGAAGATGGATTAATTTATATAAATTTAAATAAACGTTGTTATCATACTAATACAGATAGAGACCCTACTGTATTATTTAACAATGAAGGAGTATTATTAGCTGGTAAACCTACTTTTAGTAATTCAACTAGAATAGAAAAAAGAAAGGATTTACCTGAAGAAGTTCCTATAAGAAAAGAATTGTTTTATTCAGATAATGAATTTATTTTTACAGTTAAAACAAATACTCTAAAACAACAATTAAAAATAATAAACATATTAGAAAAATCACTTAATGTTTATTCACATAGAATTACAAAACCTTTTGTAGTAGTATGTGGAATATCTCATATAGAAACAGAACCTTTAAATGATAAAGATGAATTAAGAACTGTTAAAATTTACTTTCATATGAGATTAAAAGAAGAAAGTGAATATAATAACTATTATTTAGTAGAAGCATTTAAAATTGCTTTTGATGTAGAACCAACTGAATTTGAAATATATAATATGACAAACTCAGAAACAATAAATAAAAATATAGAGTCAACAAAAGATTCTTATGTTTTAGGCAAATCATTTAAAAA